CACATTCTTATATGCGTTTGCCTCGTCCACTACGATAAGGTCAAAGCCCCCTGCAATTATCTCGTCCTTGACGATAGCCAGCCCGTCGAAGTTGATAATGACGAACTCTGCCCCTGCTTCGATAATCTTCTTGCGTTGTGGGGCTGCGCCATGTGCTACGCTACACGAGCGGTGCATAGCAAAGGTAAACAAGTCACGTTGCCAAGCTGACTTCATGATCGACAATGGGCATAGCACCAGTACGCGCTTAATCAGGCCCTTCTTCATCAAGTAGTCAGCAGTCCATATGACGCTGGCGGTCTTGCCTGTACCCTGCTCGTTGAAGCAGAATGCGCGTTTGCGGATTGATAAGAAGGCGGCTGTCTCTTTCTGGTGGTCGAACGGCGCGTACTTACCTGTCCACTTATAGTCGCGTAACATCGGAGACGGCACGCCGTCGAACCCAAGCTTAGCTAGCTGCGTAGCCTCGGGTAGCCCCCAGTGTACGGCTACGGCTCCGCCTTCAACTATAGCGCTCTTTGTTATGTGATTAGGTATAGTGTGTGCGTTCGGCGCTGTGATTAACAACGCCCTATTATCAATTATCTGCACGACTGCTCCTTCGTGGTTACTTCTTACGTTCCCGTTTGCTGCGCTCCGACACGAGGTTACCCTTCTTATCACGGAGGAAAGACCGGTTAGTGGTCTTGCTTTCTACACGCAGCCCTGTCTTGTTAGTGCCGCCTTTGTCAAATGCTTTTGTGTGGGCAACGTCCTTGCCATCACCCTTATGTACCTTACCAGCCTTGGTCATCTTAGCACGGGCAGCGTTGCGCGCAGCGCGGTTCTTCTTCTGCACCGCTGTGCCTTGGTACTTATCGTACTCCGCCCTGTAATCCCGTGCCATCAATATCTCCTAGGCTTCCAATGCTCGCAGCTTTTAACTGGACACCATCCACATAGTGGGCTGGTCTTTGCGTTCCATACACCATTTCGCATGCTGTCCTCAAGCTGTTCTAGCTGATTATTAAACACGGTTAGGTACGTATCCAAGTGCTCGCGGGTGTGGGTCTTCTTAGGAAACTCGTTGGACACCACAAACGCCAGCCCTGACTTAACCTTAGTTATCTCTGGGTAGTGCACGAACACCGCGCCAGCCATCAGGTCTAACTGCTTCATGTCCGCATACTTGGCGTTCTTACCTGTCTTGTAATCTACCATGTGGGCAGTTTTGCCGTTCACTATAAGCAAATCGACTATGCCGCGCCACCATACGTCCTTATCGAAGAAGCCACACGGCTCGTAGCCAGTATCCGTTTTCTTTACGCCTAGCTTTAGCTCGGTGTGCTTCTCACCCTTAAACTGGGCCAGCACTTCCACCACAGGACGCATGACTGCAAACTTCTCTGGTATAGGTGTGCCGTGCTTAATGTAATGCTCGGCTGCTTCGTGCGCGTTGGTCCCATAGATAGCTGCTTCGCCGGGGTCGTCCTTTACGTCCTTAACCACCTTGAGGTGGAAGTACTTCTTCGGACATTGGTCGAAGGTCTTGATGCTACTATAGGACCACGCTGTCATGTTATCTGGATTTCCCTTTGAGACGGTCAGCCACTAACGTAGCATACCCCGCTATATCAATCCAGCTATCTATATGGTTTGCATCACCATTTACTATACGCGCAATCTTACTTGATATCATGTCGAGCGCTTCACGTTGGTCAGAACGTATTTTGGGTAGTCCAGTCGTGCCGTATAGGATATCTTTGATACTCTGCGCAGTTTCAGCCACATCTTCAAAGCTACCATAAGTGGCTGCACGTTCGTCGAGGATGTAGTCTACGTCAGTATCAACCTCTGACATCCAGTCTTTCTCTGCGTCTGCCCTCCAATCTTCAACCATCTCTTTGATTTTGTCAGTGTGCTCTACGGCAGTCTGTCGCACCGTTTCCAGCGTATCTTTCGCTGCAGCCTCCAAATCTTTCTTAACCTTCCATGCGTAGTTGTAGCTTACCGCCATACGCTCGGTAATCTCCTTGGGAGAATAGCCCTTCTTCAGCAGCTTTATAACGTTATCTGCTATGACTTTCTTTCTCATACTCATTTCATTTGCTCCTTCATTTAAGATTGCCGCCGCTCTTCAGGATGTCACCACCAAACACATACGTGCCTACATGGTATAACTTGATGAACGGGTGGGCGTGTATTTTGCCGCCGTGTTTACGCCACAGCTCACAAAAATGGTAATCTTCGCTTAGCAGTGCACCGCTCTCGTCGATACTGGTAGCGAAAAACTCATGGGTCAAAGGCTTGGCGTACTCGCCAGTCTCTGGGTCTTTGAACGACGATGTACGGTAGGTCGGCACGTGAGGTATAAGCTCTTCGAATACCCCCCGCTTGATTAGCATGAAGCCTGTACCACCATGCCGCACTTCGATGCAGCCTGTCTCGTCTGTGTGCGTATCGCTACCCCCTATCATGTTGAACACGAATGCTCCGGCATGGTCCGCAAGGTCTGTCTTACCTTCAAGGGCGGCGCGGTTGACGCTGTCCCAGTTCACTTCCTTCTTGGGGTAGATACCACAAGCGATGTCCTTGTCGGCCAGCATGAGGTGCGCGATACCCTCACCATCAAAGCCAATGTCAGCGTCGATGAACATTAGGTAGTCATGGTCACTCTCAAGGAATACCCGCGCTAAATCATTACGGGCACGGGTGATGAGGCTCTCGTTCATAATCTGACACCACGCTACGTTGACGCCGACTTCCCGCATCTTAGCCATGGTCATCAATAAGCCTTGTACATAGTGTCCTGTACACATGCCCCCATACATGGGGGTGGCAATCATAAGACTCGGTTTCTTTTCTTCAGTCATTTTCTTTTCCCTAGTGCCTTAATCACAGCCTGAACCGCTATAGTGTTGTCCCTATTGCCGTTAATATAATTATGTGAAGCCGGTTTGACTCCTTGTCTCTCTGCTTCCGCAGCCAGTAGTGCCCGTGCTTCAAGTAGCAGTGGGTCTATGCCGAGGTCTGGATAGCGAAGTAGTGCAGCCTCTTTCCACTGCTGCAGTGCAGTAACCTCCGCTTCGAGTGTGTTGACAAGCTCACCAAACAAATCCGACTGCGTCGGCAGTTTTGATGCTGGTTTCGGTGATGCATCTTTACTATTTTCGTATTTTACAGAGTACGCACGGTGTGTACAGGTCCGACCAGACGGACCCACCTCAGACTTTTTACCTGTCACAAACACTATATTCTTGTCCGCCATTGAACTGACAGCGTGTGATATATTGTCTATTTCTATGTGCGGCATAAGGGCGGAAAGTTCTTTAGTCGTACTGTTGGGGTTGCGTTTCAACACATTTAAAACTTCTTCCTTCCGACTGTTCGGGCGTACTTTAACTGCATAATTCATGGTACTTGCTCCTTCTTGAGTTGCTACTTGGTTTTATTCCCTACGAAACGACCACGGCTATCGCGGTCGGTTAGTTCTTTAAGTTTGGCGTTAAGCCGCTCGTTCTCACGCTTGATACCTACGGTGGATGCAAAGGTGCATATCAACGCCACCAGATATCCAAGAACGAACAACCCGATAAAAATAAAAATCAATAGCCAATCCATTTCTACTCTCCTTTGCTAACTGGTGTTAAATTAGTAGTGTCAATTTGCATTATGGCGTCCTGAGTCTTCTGCATTATCTTCAGCCGCTGCTGCTGATACTCCAGCTTACGTTCGTACGCCTCTTCTTCCAGCTCCCTGCGGCGGTTTTCGGGGCCGTTGCAGAGTTCATCCATCACCTGTTCGTGGACTTCAGCCATACGAACATCCCGTATCTTTGCGTTAAGCGCAGCTTTGTCAGCCTCGTTTCCGTAGCTGTTTACGGCGCTTATATGGTTGTACCACCGGTCATGGTACGCCCCTTCCTTAAACCTAAACTCTTCGGGGTGGCTTTCCATCCGTGCGAGTAGCATCTTCACTGCGTCATGCGGCTCATCCGCCATAGCTTGCTCCTTCTTATGGTCTTAAATGTTCTGGCATAAACTCGCAGTAGTATTTGATTTGTCCACCACTACTACCGCGAAAGCCAATTGCACGGGCGCAATCTGCCCAAGTCTCCCCCTGCTTCCGCATTATAACGACCCTACGTAGCTTAGTACCCGATATCCCTGCATCGGGGTCGTGCATGTTCCCCCTACGCGCTCGGTTCGACGGTCGGTTCAACCACGCTTCGTACTCTTCGGCTGGTGGTGTCGCCGTAGGCATCATGTGGACATCACGGTATCCTCTTATACCTTTAACCTCCATAGCTTGCTCCTATCTTGCTTTCACAATTCAATGGTAACGTTGGTGCCCACTTAGGGCGCATGCGCATGCATGCTTCCACAAACGCACGGGCCTTGTCGGCCTCTTCTATGGGGGCAATCACCCCCACGGCATCGTGCACGGTCATCACTACGCGATACTTACGTGCGACCATCAGCATCTGCTCACCTATAATAATACGGGCAAGCGCCTGACACACATTCTCTATAAGCTTACCGCCGTATATATACGTAGGTAGCGTAGCCCGACCCCTCTTGACATCGTAGACAAACTGGTCACGGCCCGACTTCTGGTCCCGCTGCTTGCGTAGGTTATCGTACCTCAAGTACATGCCGTTAGGCAGACGCACACCAAACATATCCACCAGCAGTGCCTCATGCTTACCTAGCGGAGCGCCTCTAGTAGATATAAGCGCATCCAGAGCCTTGTCACCTTGCGCCCACAAAAGCGGTATGCGCCCAAACTGGTCCCTATATTTATATACAATGCTAGCGCATTCTCCCGATGGAAGGTCCACACCAAAGGTCTTTAGCTGCGCTTGGAACTTAGCACTGCCCATACCGTAACCGCAGCCCAAGATGGTAGTCTTACCTACAAAGCGCTGGGCATCAGTCACCTCATCAAGAGGCACTTCGTAAATGGCTGTCGCCATAATCTTATAGACGTCCTCACCCTTGTCGAACGCATCGACCAAGTCATCTTGCCCAGCTAGCCACGCAAGGGTACGCGCTTCAATCTGGCTGCTATCGCAGTCAATAAACACATAGCCTTTTGGTGCTAGCATAGACTTCTTGAGTGGTGACTTGCGTGGTAGGTTCTGGAGGTTCACCTTGTCGTCGCCACCCCACCTACCTGTGTGGGCTGCATAGTAACGTAGTGGGACTGGTAATGTCCCCCGGTCGGCAATAGCTATAAACCTCTCGGTGCGCGTTTCCTCAAGTGTAGACTTCACACCTAGTCGCGCAGCTACTACCGCCTGCACTGTCGGGTTGGGGTGGTCCAACAACTCTTTGAAAGCCTCGTCACTCTTGGCAAAGGCAAATGCTTCCTTGCCTGTCTTGGCGCTCACCTTCATGGGTGGAACGACACCCATGGCGCGTAGTATGTGAGCCAGCTTGGGGTTAGACATGAGCATGTCTTTGTCGGCCTCGACAGCATTCATGAGCGAAGCCTTTTTGTCTTGTACTCTATCCAAGTGCGACACCAACACACCCTTATCCAACACCAGCACAGGCTCGGTGAACATTCTGAT